GTCATTTTTATGACATGGGGTAAGCCGGCAGTCCCGACGTTTACGTTCGCTGTGCTGTTTCGCTATGCCTTTCTGGTTTGGTCTGCTTGTATCGGCGCTGCCATTTCCGTCTATGGCTTTGTTGCTTTCTACTACCTAACAAGAAGAAAGTATGTTGTTAACGTCAATGCGCCGAAATCACCGTGGAAAATAAACGATTTGAAGGACAACCTGAAGGAATACCTCAAGGGCGTTCAGGCACCAGATTTTGTTCCGAATTCTCATGCTTGGCTTGCTAAACAAAGGCGAGTTGCTGAGTCATGGTGCTTGACTGTTTTGCTCTCTGCCTTCCCTCGCGTTCGTGACGTGGGCGGCAGTAGGACCAGGTTTACTCAACTCGGATTTAAAAAGCACATCTGTTGCCCAACTCATACTAATGATGATGTGCTACGCGACGACAAAGATGACGATTTCTTTGAAAATTGCCACGGGTACGGCCAAGATTGTCCGTATAAGAATGAGATACCTGCTTGGATGTTGAGTCACACCGATTATCACATGACACCTGAGCAGATTATTTCTGTCGCAACTGGACCTGGTTTCATTATCAACCATGATTTTGGAGTTGACCGGAAGCTTGGTGTTACAACCAAGACTGTCAGAGAAGGTAAGACATACAAAACGCGTGAATTTGCTGAATGCGTTGTCAATATTAACAACGGTCTTATCGAGATGACACCCGAGGGCGGTACTCGTTATGGTCCTCATAAGTGGCACCTCTGGCAGAATGAAGGGACAATCGTAGGAAGGAATGGTGCTGTTTCTTATGTCAGAATCGGAAAAATCGGTGAAACATGCATATACTACGTCGCCCCGATGAATGGTACATACCGTCAAGATGTAACGAACCTCAAAACTAGCACTGAGGTTTTCATTCCACCCATCGATGACTGGCGTGTGACAACTGATGGCACTGATTATTGCGCTGAGAAGGATCACGTCAAGTTCAAGATTGAAGGCCGCCTCGTCAGTGAATGTAGAATTGCAATGGCTTCTGTGCCTAGAGATTCTAAGTATCCTGACACTTTGAGAAGCTTCGTACGAGGCAAAGCCGGTGCATGTGGACAAGATCTAACCCATATTGATGTCATAACAAAAATTATGGGATATTTTAGCGATGTTGAAGCTCGAGACATATCTAGCATAACAGCGCTCACCGGCCGCCCTATTGACTACAAATGGTATGATAGGCTTAGTTCCTGGCTCTTTACAAGAATCTGGTGGGGATGGTTCCCTCTCGCCAACCGGTTTGTTGATACACTGCCGCGTTATCTCACCCCTTGGCGATTCATCACAATGAGGATCCCAGCCTACGAACGTTCCGTTCGTGGCGTCGTTGGTGACTCCACCAGCCGAGTCGGACAATACAATAAAGACCGATTTCCAACTGAGACCCGTTCAGCTAATGCCGGCCTATCTGAACGTGGTAACAACTGTACCGGCGAAGACACTGATGAACATGACTTGCTCATTGAAGACAAGGGTGCTAACCGTGATCGCGAAGATGCATCCTCTACTACATCGGATGACGAAGGGTGCTATAGAGATCTCTATGGTACTCTCTTCTCACCGGATCCCCCCAGTGGGAGAAGTAGTCGAGCAAGTCATGCCGAAGAACGAGTTCGGGAAGACGACGCTGGATCTGTCACATCTACTTCCAGTACGCCCTGTCCACCGGCACATAATGCTTCCCCCTCCGGATCAGGAATTCGACCAAGAGCTACTTCCACTCAACAAACCCCAGTTATATTCAGCTACGCTAACTCTGAAGACGCTTCTGATGGCATCATTGCCCATCGAAAAGATGTCCAAGATCAGACTTTCTGCCGTGGTCTCGATACTGGAGCCTTTATGGACCTATTCAACACTGATGGACAAGACCTCCTGCTCTGCCTTGAGGAACTATGCAGCGCTTTTCACAGCGAGGTGCCCGTCGAAGCACTCCGACCTTGCGACTTTGCTTGGATGGCAAAGAGATTTTGCAATCCCGCTGGTAGGTGCTCCGATAAGTCCCGTGTCCCTAAAGGCTTGCCAATTCTACCTATTGAAACTGGCGAAGATGTTTCCGGCTACGCTAAAACCACTACCATTCGAGGTGTGGGTTTCGCGGTACCCGCTGGTACGCCAGTCACAGCTTCGGATGGCAAGGCAAAGCGTGGAAAAGCTAGATCTGCAGAGAAGGGACAAGATCGTAAAGAACTTCTTAAAAATCGAGACAAGCGTTAAGCAACCCGACCCAAGGAATATATCTCCTAGGTCGGATGCATTCCTTTCTCTAGTAGGACCTTATATATCATCGATTGAGCATGAACTCCGGCC